ATCCATGTTGTCTCCTGTTTAGATTAAGTTTAGAGCAGAGAACATTCCCTGCTCTATTGTAATTACTGTATTGGGAATCTTTTCATGTTCCTTATAGGATTCCAATTATGTCCACCACGATCAATGTGAGATGCACCATCATTATTCCATTGATCTCCCATTGCCTTGTAGAGTATTCCTGCATCCATATCTCCTTCCAGATATGCCTTGTTACTTGATTTACTGTAGAATGAGAAACTGCTAACCTTGTTAGCTAATCCTCTAATCATGAGGTAGTCTAAGTCTACCTCTAACCATTCATGAGCATTATCGTAATGCCAATCAAAACTTTTCATATTATCTCCAATCCAAGAAAGTTTAACATTGCAGTTTTTACTACAATGGTATTGTCAAAAATTGCCTCCTGCTCTACGTTATTACCACGTATCCAAACATATGCCTTTGTCCTTAATCCTAATTGTTTGCGTTTCCTTATGCATTTACGTTTCATTGCTTCTCTTGCAAAATCATCTTCTCCATATGGATGTTCCATATCGTCTCCTGTTTAGATTGTTGGTTATTGGTTATATCCATTCAATTTGAATGCCACGTTTAATCTCTGCATTCATTGTACCGATCGCAGATTCCAGATCACTTTCTTCAAACTCCCAGCCAGATCGTTGACCATTCTGGTATGCTACACATTTGAATCCATATGAATCCTCATCTTCGTAAATCCTCAACTCAATGTTGTCATTCGCTTCGCCTCTTGCAACTATTCGCATATCGTCTCCATATATGATATGATTAACTGATTACTCATCCTCTTTATTGAGAATGAGACCATAGTATGAATCAATCTTAAGGCATTGTCAAGGAGTAATTTAATTGGTAATAATATGAAAGACAAATTAACACAAAAAGAACTAAGGTTTTCAATAGCTTACGCCTCTGGAATGTCAGCAAAGGCCTCTGCTACATTGGCTGGATATAAAGCATCTAATGCCTCTCAACAAGGCCATAAACTATTGAATGGAGCGAAAAAAAGCCTCATTTTGGGGGAAATTTCAAGACAAACTGAAATGATTTGCACAATGGAAGGCATTACTCCTCAGAGTGTAATATCTGAGCTAAAAAGTCTGTATGATCAGGCACTTACAGCAGAATCTCATGGAGTATGTAAGGACATATTGAAGATGCTAGGCCAGCATACTGGCTTATGGAATGATACAAAACAGATTAAACATGAGCATTCCCATTCATTTGAGCAACTATTATCTGCATCCACAACAAAGGACATTACTCCAGCAAACCCAGCAATAGCAATGGATTAGGGATAGATTACGTCAGTATATCCTGAGAAATAATGACGATCTAATAGAATGAATAGATGCGACACACGAGAAAACCGATTAAATAACTGATATGATGGAAGAAAATAAAATGAACGGGGGCGGGGGTGCTACGTAGCCCCCCTTAGTATACATAAAGTAGTTATAGTCATTTATCCCCCCTTGCTTGTTTACTGATTTTAGATGAGAATATTGAAGGGCTTTGTCTCCAGCCCTAGACAGCCCTAGCCCCCCTTAGTACCTCGGTTGGGGCTGTCACTTTCTACACAATTTTATAAGGATATATATATATGGAAACACTTTTAACACTTTTTGGGGCCAAATGGTGCTGTGTATTTGCAAGCACCTGTGGCGGTCTAACTAATGGATTAGTTCACAAATGGACAGGTTTAGCTATGGAGGCAAAGAATTTAGCAGTAGCGGCTATTGTAGGATGGTTGGCAGCGGAATTTATTATTCCAATGTTAATGGAACAATTTGAATTTGGCGTATATACGGCTCTGGCTATGGCTTTTGTTATAGGGTATAGTGGGATACGACTTCTTCCTCGTTTAGAAAAGAAGGTCTTTAAAAAATTGGATAAGGCATTAGATAACGTATTGGACGACTAAATGGCATATTCAGATAAGGTAATAGAACATTATGAAAAACCAAGAAATATTGGTAGCATGGATAGTGCTAGTGTGTCTGTCGGTACTGGTCTTGTGGGTGCTCCTGAATGTGGAGATGTAATGAAGCTACAGATCATGGTAGAGAATGATAGAATCGTGGATGCAAAATTTAAAACTTTTGGCTGCGGAAGCGCAATTGCTTCTTCATCGTTGGCTACAGAGTGGGTTAAGGGCAAGTCTTTGGCTGAAGCTCAATCTATTAAAAATACTGATATTGTGGAAGAGCTATCCCTGCCACCCGTTAAAATCCATTGTTCCGTCCTTGCGGAGGATGCGATTAAAGCTGCAATCAAGGATTACAGGAATAAGTATGTGTGAATGTGAAGAATGTATGTGTGACCCATGTAATTGCAAATAAGCATTAATGGAAGAAAAGGAGATAATACAGCTTATACGGAAGTTAAAAGCTGATCCTAAACTCTATTTTGAACATTGTTTAAAGATTCAAAATTTTGGGACAGGGGAGCTTATACCGTTTAAGTTAAACGAGGTACAGAGTATAATGCATTCTATGATGCAGAGGCAACTAGCTGAACATAACCATGTCAGGATGATTGTCTTAAAGGCACGTAGATTCGGTATATCCACATATGTACAGGGGCGGTACTTCCGACATGCCGCAATGAACCATAATAAGGTGGTACAGATCACCACCCATAGCAAGGCAGCTACAGATGTAATGTTTGCTATGACACGCACAATGGAACAGAACCTTCCATTAGAAATAAAACCACAACTTAAATATAGCGGTAGGAGAGACTTACATTGGGGCAGCGAGGAGGGCGGCCTTAACTCATCATATTCCCTTTCAACGGTAGGGGGCCGTGAAGTACGTGGTAGTAAAATAGATTACCTACATTGTAGTGAAGTAGCATCTTGGTCAGGAGGCGGTGAGGATTATTTACTTGGGCTGCTCAATTGCGTTGTACAAGGTTTTGAAACAGAAGCGGTGATAGAATCTACCGCTCAAGGTGTGGGTGGTGTATTCCATGACATGTACTGGGATGCAGCAGAAGGCAATTCTGGGTGGGAGAGCGTCTTCTTTCCGTGGTATATATATAGTCACTACAGTAACCCATTTAATTCAGAAGAAGAGAAGGAGATATTCAAGAATGAGTTAGGGCAAGACAAGAGATACGGAGGTGAGGAGGAAACCGCACTACTGGACATGTCTTGTAAGTATGATGTGGGGGAGGAAGTTAAAGAGTTCAAGGTAACCCTAGAGAACTTAAACTGGAGAAGACAATGTATAAAAACTCAATGTCAGAACGACTTAAGAAAATTCCATCAGGAGTTCCCTACTACAGCCAGAGAGTCTTTTGTTACTACAGGTAGAAGCGTATTTAATATAGAAGCCCTCAGTAACCTTGTACTAACTTCAGAGAAACTGCAAAGAGAAAGTCCTTCAGAAGGATTCCATATACCCGTACAAGCGTGGAGAGAACGGGGCGGGGAAAAATACATTATAGAAGCAATGGATGACGGAGAATTACAGGTATGGCAGAGACCCCTGCCCGGTAAGGAATACCGTATAGGTGCAGATATATCAGAGGGTATAGACGTAGGTAGGGACACAGACTGGAGTGTAGGTGTAGTCCTAGATGCCTCAAACATGGATGAGGTTGCCACTATAAGGGTAAAGATTGACCCGGACTTATTTGCGTGGCAACTTGCAAGTTTAGGCAAATGGTACAATAATGCTAAACTGATTGTAGAAAGGAATAATCACGGCCTAGTTACTCTTAAATTCCTTTCAGATGTACATATATATCCAGACATATATTCTGAGAAGATACTAGATGAGAGAACAAGTCGTACTGCTCGTAAATTAGGATTCCATACCACAGTAAAGTCTAAGCCCCTGATTATTGACTATTTAAAGGAATTAATTAGGGAAAATGAGATCAGAATCAGGAGTCCCAAGGTTTTGGATGAGCTTCAGACTTTTGTAAATTATCCCAATGGTAGGATGGCAGCACAGGCTGGTTCACATGATGACTGTGTAATAGCCTTGGCTATTGCATGTTTTGGGTGTAAGATGTTCCCTGCAATGCCGGAATGGGAAAAGGCAATAAACAGAAGACATTGGAAGCCTGAGCTAAAATTTTACCAACCATCTCAGATATGAGTAACATAATAGAGGTACAGTTTGGTAAGGGGATTTTACCAAATGAAGATGAGTATGTTGAAGAACTGCAACCGCTACTGGAAGACATGGTGGATGCATCCTGTAATAATTATGGTGAGGAACTAGGCTGTTTAATGATTGAGTCTTTATGTCTATCTTTGGATAAGATCAGACAGAAGTTATCTGAACAAATTGAAAACAAGAAAAAGTATATACTTACTATGGAAAATGGTGATATTATAGATTTAACTTTAGAAACGAATGAGTAGAGTATGGAAGTTATTGATAATAGCATTCTTATTTTCTGCATGTACAAGTACAGGTATGGGGAATAGATTCGGTTATTGGCTTGATACGTACCCTAGTAAAGTAGGAATTTGGCAATGCGTAGACACATTTCCACCGCATAATAACAAGGAGTGTTGATAAATGGCAGAATACGAAGAGGAGGCACCTGAATCGGAAGAATCCGAAACGGAGAGTGTTAAGATCGGAGAAACAGATGTAGATGTAAATGACTTTGCCAAGGTAATACAGGAAAAATTTGATGAGGCAAGGGACTACCGTAGAGATCACGAACAACATTGGCTAGAGGCTTACGATGCTTACAGAGGGAAGTACCCTTCAAAAATATCGAAGGCGCATGAGTTGGCAAGCGAAAGGGGTATATTTGTCAATCAAACTCGGCGTAAAATTAATTCGGCGAAGATTAAGATTAACACTTTATTATTTGAGGATGGGAAAGTACCATTTAGTATTACCCCCTCACGTAAACCGAGATTTTACCCTCCAGATATACAAGCACCACCTGACAGACCTGACATGTTTGATGACGCAATTCTTGAACGCTCCAAGCAGATGGAGTTCAAGATTCGTGACATTCTGGAGAGAACGAATTATAATGAGGAAGTTCAGCACTCTATACATGAGATGTGTCTGTATGGGACGGGATGCACGAAGGGTATTTCCCTTGAATATA